GGTTTAAATAGCCCAACCGGTGATTCAAGCATGGATCTGATCGAGACAGTGAACGCATGCGTAAAATTGCAAAAGCGAGTACTTGGTTTGGCTCCAAATACGAATCTCAATACAGCTGGACAAAGCGTATTAAATGATTACAACGCACTGGCTTCTCGAGTAAACGGGAAAACGTATGCACTGCTGAATCAGATAGCTGTTTACACTCCTTATACCATAAATGCGCCAATTATATCTTTGGCTGTACGAATCTCTACCGATGATTACGATGATATGCGATCTGGGATTGAATCTATCTTAGACGTTTTAGCTGCCGCTATTCGAACTGAAGGATCACGACCTACACGAGTAATTGAAAGACGTGTTTTAGAACCAAATGTAAAACAATTAATTGACGATTTACGTTTGAAAAGTCTCATTTCTGATTTATCAATAGCAAATTTAGCCGCCGTCGACACTGCAATGATACAACCTGAAGTGATTGAAACTGAAAATCCTCTTTATGCAGATATAATCGAACAGGTAGTTCATAGACCGAATATAGGTATGACTGGTGGAAATATTAGAGCTACTCTTGGTAGGTGGTCAGGTAATAAAGGGGTTGTAACCTGTATGTCAGGTATGGATTCTGAACATAGATTTACAGTGGAACTCAAAACACGCACTTGTGGAATAATTAACATCGTCTACATTCCCACATCTGGAACCATACTAATTCCGATGCCCACCGGTAGGAATAGAGAAGGTGATTTGATAGACGTGTCAGCTGAAATGATGGCAGATGATTTTGCTATAGATTTTATGGATGATGATAACATTATTCAGACTGAAACTGGAGTTGGAGTGTATTCCTTTCCAATGTGCAATAGGATTAGATTCAGAATAAATCCATGGAATAATCAAAAGGATGATGACAATTTAGGGACGGTGCATATGGTTAATTGGGCTCAAGGGACTGCTCCGAAGCAGCCAGCTATATCTTTCATGTTTGAAACTCGTCGGACGTTCACGGAAGGAGATTACCAACATCTATCAAGATGCGCTCCTAAAGCACAATACATGATGGACACGCAGTTCAATGACGTTTCTTTTACAAATAGACCAGCTGTAGACTGGAACATTCAAAGTCTACTCACGTCAAATACTCAGCGAGTGTGGTGTCAAAAAATAGCAATGCTTATCGCCTCGTTCGCTGCTAAGATCTAGATCGACACCGGATTCCAAAAAGGGATTGCTTCGAAAGGTGCGAAAAAATAAGCAATAAAACCC